AAATGGAAAGACGAAGGTAAAAATGATTCAGAAATAAATTTTGAAGCAAAGAATTGGAAATTACTAGAGGGTTTAAGATATGTAAAAGCATATAGTTTTGATTTTGTATTACAGTCAGTAGGAATTTATGAAAATACAGAGATAATCTTAAAAGCAGTAGAGATTCTAAATAATAAAATGAAAAGTCTTATAGAAACATTAGAAAAGGATGAAATAGATATACATGCGTCTGATAACACAGTAGAAAATTGTTATGATGTAATATTAGAAAATGAAGATTATACGATTGGTAATATATTAAATTATGAATTATATACAATATTCTATAATGATCTAAAAATGTTAGATTATATTGGTTTCAAGAAAATGCATCCGCATGATAGCGATAGTATTATAAGATTATCATTAACAGATAAAACAAAAGGAATATCAACAGTAAAGACTATTCTGAAGTCAGTAATGGAACAAAGTATTAAAAGATTACAAAGTATAAAAGGATGTTTTGATGGTTCAAGAAATATATAATTTAGCTAGGAATAAATAATTAAAAAATAAACAAATCAATATAAAGGAATAATAAAAGTTAATAAAATTTAACTATGAATTTTTATTCGGATATAATTTTAAATGATATAATAGATAATAAACCATTGGATGAGGTGATAGATTTAATATCTAATTTTATTGATGAAACTTTCAATGTAGTGGCTCGTTATTCAAGTAAGAATATTAATGAAAAATATATATATAATGTATTAAGTAATACAAAAAATATAATAGCATTTCATTGTTTGGATAATGAATTTTCAATAAGCAATAGCCCTTCAATATTAGTTTATCGTAAATATAAATATTATAATGAAAAAAGAAAATTACATGAAATTAGATATTATGTGTTAATAGCATGTACAAAGAGAAAATTTAGAAATCAAGGTTATGCTTCAAAATTATTGGATGGTTTAGTTGAAAGAATAAAAAAAGATAATGAAAATAATCCAGAATTAAACTTAAAGATAATATTGAGCTCAGTTGAAGAATCGGTTATATTTTATGAAACATATGGTTTCAAATGGATACGAGAGTCAATATTAGATCATCCTATAATAATGAGATATGAAAGATATGAAAAAACAAAGGAATATTTTATAATGGAGTTGTGTTTATAATATATAATATTTAGGGGCTTAAAGGGCTTTAAGTTGTGTTTATAATATATAATATATATATATGGCTACAATTAAAGAACTACAAATGTATAAAAATAGTAAAATAAATGAATTAAACAATTCATTTAATAAAACAATTAATCAATATTATTCAATATTGAAATCAAATTTAAATAAAATACAAAACAGTAAACAAACTAATAATAATAAAAATATTCAAAAAATAATATTAATTAATGAATATAATAAAAGCGTTAATGATTTGAAAGTAAAGCTCAATAAAAGCATATCAGATGTGAATAATTTCTTTCCTCCACTAATAAAAATTACTGGTATAAAAAGAGCGTTATTAATTGGTATAAACTATACAAATGATCCAAATAATGAATTATTTGGATGTATTAATGATGTTAAAAATATAAAAAATAGATTGTTAACAAATGGTTTCAATGAATCAGATATTACTGTATTAACTGATTTTACAGAACTAAAACCTACTAAAACGAATATTATAAATGAATTGACAAAATTAATTAATGCCACTGAAGACACAGATTTATCATTTTTTTCTATTAGTAGTCATGGGTCTTTTATTATAGATGTAAATAATGATGAATTAGATGGATATGATGAACTTGTTTATACAATTGACAAAAAATTTTTAATTGATGATAATCTTAAAACTATAATATTAGAACTAAAAAAAGGAGCTACATTATTTGCTTTTTTTGATACTTGTCATAGTGGGACAATGTTAGATTTGCCTTATATTTTTATGGACAATTCTAGTTATGATAATTATTCTGTAAATATAAAAAATTTAGAAACATTAGGATCGGTCATCGCAATAACTGGATGTGCTGACGATGAAACAAGTGCTGATACTGTAATAGACGATATTGCTTGTGGAGCAGCTACAAATGCTTTATTGGAATCATTAAATAATAATAAAGCAATTACATGGAGAGAATTAGTTAAAAATATGAGAGATTATTTAAAAAATAATGGATTTGAGCAAATTCCACAAATTTCTTGTGGCAAATTTGAAGACATAGATACGCAAGTATTTATTTAATTAACTTTGGTTTAAAGAATCATTTTTAATTGTATCTATCATTCTTTTTCTCATATTATAATTTAAACAATACATTAACAATGATGATGGTAATTCATTTACATACTTAATAACAACTGAATTTGATACAAACAAATTATTTGGTCTAAGTTCATTAATAAATAATTCGTGAATTTTAAACATATTGGTTTTATATTGTTCTGAAAACTCTTTTAAAGGTTTCTCTTTTTTAACATAACATGAAATATAATTTTTATGAAGTGTATTAGTAAACATATGAACTTGATCTCTGAATTTTGACATTTCTCTTTTTGTCTCTGGATAAAATTTTAAAAATTCTGGTAGTTTTCCAGAACGTCTCAAAGATAAATATTGATATTGTAAATTTGGTTGATTACCTCTTAATTGACGTACCTCTTCATAAATTGGATTTCTAATTTTGGTTCTTTCACCAGTAGAGTTATTTTTTAATACAAAACCAATTATATCATAAGGTGTATTAGCAGAAGCAAATTTTTCTATTAATTCACTATAATTTGTAAATTCATAGAGTTGAGGAAATTTTATTCTTGTTGTATTCCATAATCCACCAGATTTAACAATATTCATATCTTGATCTACAACTATAATTTCTTTTTCTATTTGTTTGATTTCATAAACAGCTACTAAATATAATTGTGGATTTTGAATAGGCAATACAATCCTGTTTTCTGGATGTTGTAGAACAAAACTGTAACAAAAACTTGGATTCAGAGTAAAAATATTTAATCCATTTTGTATACATGCGTCTACAAACATTTCATTGAATTTTTTTCCAGACCCTTGAAAAAAAGAAACCTCGGCACCTACTGTATTTCGTGTAGAAATTTGCCATCCGCAAAAAAAAAATACATTTATCATTGTACCTTCAACAAATTCTTCCGCAATTATATTTTCATTTTTAAACGGATATTTTATTATAAAATTATCCGCAGAAATAGATTTAGGTGGAGCAAATGAAACAATTTTGGAACCAGATAAAATTAAGGAACGTAATAAACCGTAACTAGAAATTAAATTATCGGTTAGTAAATCTTTTGAATATCTAACTATCTTATATTTTTCATCTTCTTTAGTAGAATATTCTTTAACAGAATAATATTTTTCATAATCACTATTAATGATGCCTGTGTTTATGAAATCATTAAATCCTGGAATATTAGATAAATTATATGTAATATGTAATGACATAACTATTTATTTTTAATGTAAAAATACCTTTAATATAATTTTATAAGAAAACAGTTTTGTTTCATAAGAAATTACAATATAAAAATAATTTATTAATTTATATTATGAGTCATATATGTTTATTATTTTTAACATATTCAAATATTATTCATATAAATGAATTTACAAATTTATTTGAAAATTGTAATGTCTATATACATCCAAAATATCCTGAAAAAATGAATGAAAGTTTAAAAAAATACATAATTCCTAATTTAGTAGAAACAAAATGGAATGATAAAAGTATAGTAATTGCTACATTAGAACTATTAAAAACAGCATATAATAATGAAAAAAATATTTGGTTTATTTTATGTTCTGAAGATATTTATCCGTTAGTTGATTATAATAATTTAAATGCTTATTTAAATGAACAAAAAAAATCTATTTTTGATGTTTTTCCTGATGGAGTATCTATAAACAAAACATCGCAGTTTTGGGCTTTAACAAGAGACGATGTTTCAAAAATTTTATCAAATCAAAACAAATGGAATCCTTTAATGGATAAATTACCTATAAAAAAGAGTGCTATGGATGAATTGTTTTTTTTAAATATTTTAAAAGAATTAGACAAATCATATACATTCACAAATTCCAAATTTTGTTATGTAAAATGGTTTGAAAATGTTATATCTAAACATCCTACAAAATTTAATTGTTTATTAGAAACTGATAAAACAGTAATAGAATCCAATCATTCATGCTTTATTAGAAAAACATATCAAACATTTACAAATAGTATTTGTAAAAAAAAAAATTTAACTATTTTGATTACATATGGAAGTGAAAGTATTAAAGATTTTACAGAATTTATTAAAGATTTTAAGGATAATGCTAATATATTTATTTTATCCCTAGTTGATAATGTTTTAAACGAAGAATTAACAAATTATTGTGACCAAACATTTTTCACTCTATGGAATGATGTAGATAACGCAATAAATATAATTAAAAAACAATTTACTGGAGATTTAATAGTTACAACAGAAAAATTCAATTTGAATAATTTGAAAAAGTTATTAATAGATAATAAATTAACAGATGATAACAATAATTCTTATACTATTAATTTTGATATAGGCGACCTGAAATTTTTATATTCTGATGCTATTCCATCTGAAGAAAATAATAATAAAAATGAACTAGGTAATAGAGAAATATTGTTAAAATTAGGTGATATTATTTTAATTACAGACCCTACAAACGAAATACTTAATAATAATGTATTTTTTATTGAATATATTGATCCAAAAAAAATCAAGTTAATTAATTCTGAAACATTTGAAAAAACAATATTGCCTATTTCATTAGATGGTATAATAGGTGATGGCTCAATTACATCCATAAAAATTATTAGTAGTAATCCTGAACAAGGATATGCTAGACAAAATGAATTATTACCAGGGACTTGGATAAATATATATTTTGGAGGAGAAATTCCTATTGTAATAACTGGTGAAATTACAAATTTAGAAGAAGATATGATAGAAGTTAAAACGACGGATGGTGATATATTATATTTTAATTTTAATTATCAAGGTATACCAGATGAATATCCAATTGAAACTTTTGAAATTAGACCTGCTATAAAAACAGGTAACATTGTCGGATCAGATGAATTATTAATGGAAGATGAAGATGTTGGTGAAGTTGAAGAAGAAGAAGGATTTGATTTGATAAAAAAAAAGAATGTATTAAAAGAAAAAGTTCAAAGAATATTTTTTGATATGAATGATATAGAATTTGGAGATATAGTGAAAGTTGAAGAATATATTAATATTGATAAAGAAAAATACAGATATAATATTGAGTCTCAGTCCAATGATTTGTTAGAAGAATTGATTTCTGGTATACCAAATTCACAACGAACTAACAATGTATTGAATAGTATTCATATTATGATTACAAGATTTCTTCAACTGCGTCAAATGTCTTCTACATTTGATTTAAATAAAAATATTGATGGTATAATTAAAAGAACTTCAGATGATAGACCTTTAGCAGAATATTTATCAGATTTCAAAAATAATTTATATTGGATAATGATGGTGGCCAAAAATGTAAAAAAAATTTATCCCGATACAGCTAAAATAGAATATAGAAGATACGATGACTATGAAACTATTTTAGAAAATGAAAATCTATTAGAATTACAATCATTATTTAAAAATTATAGAGCAAATCAAAGTGTTGAAGGTCAAAATAAATATTCAAATTTATATTATTCAATTGATCCATATATGACTCCTTTTTATTCTATAAATCCAGGATCCACAGAAGATGTTTTTGCTGCGTCCAATGGAATAATAATAGAAGGAGATGTTAATTCAAATATTAATGCTATTGTTGATAATTTAGGAGATTTATATTCAACTGTTGTTTCAAATTCAGAAATAAAAAACAGAAAATTTGTTATACAAAGATACAATTTAGGACAAGACAGATTAGAAGCAACAAATTTAAAGGGTCAAAAAATGGTAGCACATCG